CGCACCCGTCAATCCGTTGACAGAAAGCACCGTATCGGTCGGGGTCAGTAACTCTTGCCAGTTAGCGAGCGTCGAGTACGGGTCAGCAGTTAGGATGAACGACTTGTTGAGATCGGTACGAACCGCTATGTCGCCTTTCTCTGCGGTCGACAGAGCAAGCATGGCCCCTTGCGAGGCGACGACAAACGTATCGGTAATCGCCAAGGCAGGGAGTTGGTTATTCGGTATCTTGCTATCTGCACCGAGCGTTGCTACGCCATTAGCCGCTGCCTTTTGACTAACATTGATGGCATCGGTAATGCCATAGCCAGAGAGCGTTGTCGGGGTAGATGTAATCGACGAGAAAGCCGGAGTCACCGTCGAGTTCGCAGCAGCCGTCAAACGGCCCTGCGCGTCTACGGTGAAGGTTCCGACTTGCGTTGCGCTGCCGTATGCCCCTGCGGAGACGCTGGTATTGGCGAGCGAGATCGTGCGGTTGGCCGATAGATCGCCGCCGCCTGTTAAGCCTGTCCCCGTTGAAATAGTGAGGCTCGTACCTACGGCACTAAGATTCCCACGCGCCGTAGTCGCATCTGTTGCTCCTGTACCGCCGTTATCCACATCGAGCGTTCCGGCCATGGTGATAGTGCCGGAAGTTAGGATTGGGCCACCAGAGAAAGTCATTCCCGTAGAGCCGCCGGAGACATTAACTGACCCGACCGGCCCTTGGGGGCCAGGACTGCGAACGATCAGAGTGGTTTCTGTTTCTTCGACGATAACTGTTGTCATCGCGTCACCTCTGCGTCAACAGTAAAGCAGCCCTGAATAAGGCGATAAACATAACCACCCGCGCCAACAAGTTCGAGATCGTAGACGTATTCACCGGCAGTAATGGCGGCAGTATCAGTTGCGCTAATCAATAGCGTGATTGTTCCTGCTGCTCCACCAAGAGTAATGCGTGAATTCTCTGTTGTTAAAGAAATTGCTGCGGTGCTTGAATCGGCTTCATCTCTAACTTGCATTCGAGCGGTATAGGTACCGAGCGAAACAGGTACGCCTTGCGAATCGAGCCATGTAATAACTTTCTCGAAAGTCGCTCCCTGATCGCAAAGAAAATCGTAATTAGCCGCCATTGGTCACCTCGCTTGAGGTCATTGGGACAATTTCTAGAGGCTCAATGGGATCAACCATTTTTCTAGCATCATCGACAGTAATCGGGAACGATTGAACAAGAATCTGCACAGCACTATCTGGCGGTAATATTCCTTCACGCACCTTCGATAGAATGTCGATCATCGCGGCAATCTGTACGCCGGTGAATGCTTTTTCTGCGTCACTTGCAACAGACTGGCTACTATCAGGAGCGATCTTTTCGCTCAATTCCATTTCGGCTTGCTGCTCGAGCAGCACATCCTCAAGATCGAGACCACGCTCTGCAAGTGCTTGGGTCTTTGTCATCAAGCCATTGTTAATTGCAATGATCTGCGCTTCGGCTTCGTTGCGCGGGTCAACCCATTGCCATCCTCGCGGAACCCAAAGCGTCATCGAAAATTTCGAATACTTTGCAGAAGGGAGCGAGACAACTCCAGAATCTAAAGACTGACTCAGCCATCGCAAATAAACCGGCTGACAAAAATGCTCGATCATCCAATATTGCATTGTTCGCCAATGGTCACGCTCCTCGAGCAAGCCTTGACGAATCGACGAATAAGAGACTGCCTCAAGATCGTTAGCAAGCGAGGTATAGGACACGCCTAGACCCGAGGCGATGCCGCGCAGCATGGCTTTCTCAAAGTCACGGAAAGCGGTAGACGGATGCTGCGGGTCGTATGATTTGAAATCTACACCGGCAGGAAGTTGCGCGAACTGCCCGGGCTGCACTTCCATATTGAGCGTGCCGTCGGGATTCGTTCCATCGCCTTGAAATTCATCTCCTGATTCGGAGACAAAAAAGCCCATCTTCGAGGCCGATACTCGAGCGGCGACCAATTCGGCTTCTTCGTAGCCACCGAGCATTTTCAAGCGCGTCATTGCCGTAGCAGTCCACGGCGTACCGCGAGTCTGCCCGATACGATCCGCACGGAAAGCGTGGATCATACGCTCGGCAGGAATACGCTCGGTCTTAGGGCTGCTTGACCCCATCTGGTAATCATCGGGCGGTCGAACGCGAACGTGATAAGCAATCGGCTTACCGGCTGCATCGACTTCCACGCCCATGCGAATCTGGCTTCCGTTGTTCAATACTTCGTTCTTGTCCTGATCGATCATGTCAGGGTCAATAAACTGCAAGCGGAAGCGGTAGGGGTTAGCATTGTCCTCGACGAAAAGCACAAAGCATTCGCCGTCACGCACCACACTTTCGATAAAGACGCGCTGTGCATCGACCCAAGAGAGGCGACCGTCTACGGTGCAGATTCCTGACTGCCCCCACATTGAGAAGGCAATCTCTAACTGCTGATTAGCAACCTGATCGAGAACCCCGTTCGGTTCTCTCGCTCGAACCTGTAGCGTGATGCCTTTAGGCCCGACTACGTTCGTATCGACAAGATCGAGATACCGTCGCGCATAGTCGTTGTTCTGACAAAGATCGCGCGATCTTGCACGCATCGCCTTGAGCGTATAGCGTAGGTCAGAATCAGCGGTGCGAGTTTGCGTAATCCAATCGGAAAATAAGCGTCCGGTGCTAGCCGCCTCGAATGCTCTGCGACGAGGCTTTTGAGGTTGCCGTTTGAAAAGGTCGCGTAGCCTCATGTAAACCTCACTCGAATGGTCGCGTTAGTGCCAAGCCCTTTCTTTATCTGCTCGGCTCTACGCTCACGAACAACCTCGCCTTTTAGAACTTCACGCTCTCGCAGCAAATCGTCTCTATTCCAACGGGAAAGCGAGCGACCGGCAATCGAGTAGGATGCAGCGGCTAGGTTGGTCGGGTCTTTTAGGTATGTTTCGATGTTATCGAGAGCGATCTGTGCAAATGAACGGGGATCGCTCGAATCTGTAGATCGGTTCGGCTGAACAGTAATCGTGCCGTAATCGACTTCAATACGCGCCGAGTCAGACGTTCGGGTAATGTAGGCGACCCAATGATACGTTCCGGCTTCGTAGTCAGTTGTTACGGTAGAGGCAACCTCGACCATGTATTCCGTGGCCGATCCGGTTGTCGAGATTGCGATACGCTCGCCGGTAATCTCTTTGCGGAAAACATAGGAAAGGCTATAGGCGCTTGATGGGTAATCAGTAACAAGGTCGATTCGCTTCCATGCCCATCGATCACCGGCTTGTACTTCCGTCGGCTCTCTTGTCGGGTAGTTCGCAGAGTCAAATAGATTTGCCATAACTTACCCTCGAATCACTCGCAGATTGTTTGCGATGACGTAAAAATAAACTGTGCAACAAAGTGCGGTAATAATATATAGATCAGTCCACCATACCGGACTGCGGTGACCTTAAAGCCCACCATCACCGCTAGCGGCTCGACATATTCAAATGATTTTGGCAACACCGGGTTCATTTCCCGATGCCGTCACTACGCAACCCAAGGCAACGGCGGCGTGACCACAGGCGGGTTTTTAGCATTGGCGATCTGCTGCTCAACCGCTGCCTCTGCGCTTTGCTTGTCTACGCCGTTGGCCCAAATCCAGCCGAGGACTTGGTTTTGCGTCAGGTCAGCATACGGCGTAAACGAACCGCTTGGAGCGGGGACAGAGCAAGTGGAATACACGCTGCCTGTGTAGGTGTCGTCCACGCCGGAACAAGTCCAATGACAATTGAACACAACATTTTGATAGTTGTCTTCGTTTGGGTAGCAATCCATAGCCGTAATCTGCCAATTAAATGTAGTCATTTTATGCCTCTACGTTTGCAAATTTTCCATGAACTATTTGCCTTATAAAAATGCTTAATTCTTTTGCTAAATCTAAATTTTCATAAAGCCCTAAGTAACAATTTTTACTATCTATCGTCACATAAACCATCCATTTTTTCGCTTTTTTATGCCAAGCAACGCCCTTCATTCCTGATGTGTTATCAACACGAATTTTTGAGTTCTGCGAGTTCGTTTTTTTGGTTGCTTCTCTTAAATTGTCAATTGAATTGTTTTGTTTATTTCTGTCTATGTGATCAATTAATTTTGGAATGTAACCGTTAAAAATAAGATAGACAATTTGATGCGCATAATACTTTATTGATTTATGCCTAATAACTGTATACCCGCAAGAATTGACACCGGCTTTTTGACCGGTTTTTTTCCAATATAGAACACCATCGCGGTATTCAAAAATTGACTTTGCTTCTTCTTGCGTGAGCATTTTATTGTTTCACTTCCTCTGGTTTCGGCAGGTGCGGCTGCACCTGTGCTTTCAGTTTTTCAAACAGCGGCCACGCGCCTTGGCTCGTCGGGAGTGACCCGATCAAGTTCGTGATGGCGACGGCTTCGGATAGGGTGAGTGACACGTTCAGTTCAACGTCGGACATGGTTGCTCCTTAACCGCAATACAGAACTGTGGGGACGCAGTACGAACCATCGTCGTATTCGTGCGTCTTGACCGTGCTAGTGACTTTGCCGATGGTGCTGCTGCGGATAATGTCATCCGCTTGAACACGCGCCGTGCCGTCGCCGTTAGACTCCAGCAAGTCACCTTCCTGCACCGTGACTGCGCTATTGACGCGGCAGATAAACGCACCGACCGCTGTGACGTACATATCATTGGTCGTCGTCCAGTCGTTGTCCCACGCCATGAATACGCCGTAGACCTTCTTGCTGCCAGCGGTGTCGCTGATCTTGGACTTAGGCAGACGCTCGTTTTGTTCACCGGGCCATTCGCACAGTTCGTTTATAGACTCCATGACCGTGCCGCGCAGAATGTCGGGCTTGCTGCCGTCTTGCAGTTGCGACCAGTGTGAACCCGCAAAGGCGTTGTAGGAGACGGTGTTTCCGCTGACAGAAATTGAGCCTTCGGTCGCGTTGGCATGTCTAAACTCCATCAATGTGCCGTCTGAATTTTGACGGTTACAAACCATGCAGTCTGCGTCATTCGTTGTCGCAATAACTCGTCCGTCAGAAGTAAGAATTATCCCAACGGTCGTTACATCACCCGTGGTTTTTACTAAAAGAAAATCCCCCCCACTCGTGATGCGTGCGCGTTCGGCATCTGTACTGCCGTTCCAAGTCCAGAACTGTATGTTTGCGCGGCCATCACCAGCATTCTCATTGACTGCGCGGATTCTGGCGTTGCGTGTACCAGACGGCGAGGCTCCGGAATCAGTAAGCAAAGAAATTTCAACCGCATTCCCAACGGCACTTGTTGCAGTGTTGTGTAGTGCAAACTGCGCACCTAGCGCTGCCGATGCTGCTTGAGTAACCTGAAGTCGGCATGCCGGACTCGTCGTCCCCACCCCCAAATTCCCACTCGCATTCAGCGTCATCGCCTGCGTGAACGAGATAGCGTTGCCTGCGGTGCCGGAGGGGGCGGTTTCCCAAAAATGCGCGCCGCCTTGCTGCGTATATGCTGCCGCTGGGCCAGTTTGAATATACTTAAAAACACCGCCAGCCTCTGAATAAAAGTTAGTTCCAACTCTTGTTGCGGCGGTAAACACCGTGTCTCCAGAAGAAAACGACGACTGCGGCCCCATTTGCAAGGCTTTTAAATTACTCCCCCACGCACTCGGCGTGACCCCGAGGCCGAGGTTGCCGGAGGCGGTCAGCCGCATTTTTACGGTGTTATTGTCCGTGGCGAAATCCATGTAACCATCGCCATAAACAGCCGCGGTAATGGAGCCTTTTACTGATCCAGAGCTGGAGAAATTGAGGCTTACCGTATTGGCTGGCGAACCGGAACCGGCAGATGTGTTGTCAATAGAAATGGCAGAGAAGTTTCCACCAATCGCAGCGCCACGAACATCCAATTTTGTCCCCGGACTGCTCGTCCCGATGCCGACGTTTCCTGCCGCCGTTAGCGACATGACATCCGCAGAGTTAGTTTTAATCGTAAACGGGTGGTTGGAGTAAGTGCCAGTGACACCTGTGCCAGTGTCGCTTAACAGACGCACATCAGCCTGCCCAGACATCTGAACACGCATCTGGGTCGTAGAGGCTCCTGCCACATCTAACTTAACCGCCGGACTGCTCGTCCCGATGCCTACGTT